TTTCTAATATTATAAATTCCAGATTCCATTATCTATATTATTTTTAATTAAAATGGGTAGTAGTAATTGACCACTACCCATTTTTAAAATTTATACTAAAAACTTATTAGCTGCACGGTCCAGCGCTATAAAATACGATCTCAGATGGGTTAACATAGTAGAAACCGATTTTAATATCTGCTCTTGTTCTAAGTAAAGGCTCTGCTACAGAATCTTCCAAGTTTACAGCTTTAAGAACTTTTGCATCGTTGTCTCCGTCGAATGCATAGATCAAGTTTGTGTTAGAAGTTAATACCATAGTATTAGCAGTCATACCTTGAGCAACTACAACTTTAATTCCAGCGAAATTCAAGTTTAAAGTTGAATTTACTGCTAAGATGTTTGCATTTCCAAGTGCGAATCCGGCTTGTCTTAAAGCAGCAGCAACGTTAGAACTAACAAAGAATCTAAGAACATCCAATTTGCCTTGTAATGCTGGTGTTAATGCAGTATAAAGCTTATTCATTTCAGCAACAACGTTAGAAGCAGTTACTGTAGTGCTTGCAATCTGAACTACTGCAGCATCAGCACAAAGCTTAGCCTCATAACCAGTACATAATTCATAAATGTCGTTAGAGTTTACTGCTGTGTTACCTTTCCATCTAATGCTTTCGATGTTTGCTGCGATGTGTTTAGACATCTCATCAAAGTAATAAGACATAAATGCGGAAGGATCCATTGGAGCTCCTGAACCTTTAGCCATCCATTGTGAAACGAATGATTGTTCAAGATCAAATCTACAGATTTGAGCCATTGCAGAAACTGCGCAAACATCAACCGGGATTGAAGCGATAGTATCAGTACCTGCAGACCAAGTGCAGTTTGATGCTTTCAAAAGATTTGCATCAAACAATACATTCGCAATTTCTGTTTTGTATTTGATACCTGCTAATGTTCTATAGTTATCAACGATGTCTTCCGTGATATATGCTTTAGAATAGAATTCATTAGGATTTGGACATAATAGAGCACTTGCGTCTACAGTTAAATCAAATTTTAATTTTCTTGCCATTGTTTATTATTTGTTTTTTGTTTTTGTTGTTATATCATATATTGTGTCGATAAATGATATTTTATAATTTACTCTTTTACCAATTGCATTACAGCAGCAAATTTGTCGTGAATTGACATCTTTGTTTCAACCGGCGTTACCTCAGTTGTGTCTTCAGTTGTAATTTCTTCAGCTTTTAGGTCCGCAATCAGTTTATATATCTCATCTAATTTCGGCTGGATTATAGCTAAAATTTTAGCTTCATCTATAACTGGTGCTTCAATCGGTTTTTCCTCGATTGAAGGCTCTGCTAATTTTTCTTCAACAGGCTCTTCTTCAACAACAGGCTCTTCTACAGGCTTAGCTAATTCAGTTTCTGTGATAACTCCGGCTAAAACAATATATTGTTTTTCATCAACCGAAAATGTGGTTCCATCTTTTAAGATCATTGTATTATTTTGTTTTTTATTTTTTATTAAATCTTCCAGAGCAAGCCCTAAAAATCCTTCGATAGAATATCCTATCTGTCCGTTTTCAACAAGAGAAGCATAGTATTCTTTATCTGTCAATTGTGATACTACCATCAAAGTGCCTTTAGGAACCTCGATACCGAATGTAGAGTATGATTTATCCAATAAAGGCTCATCTACTATCCAAGTCTCAAGTATATATGCAGGAACCGTTTTGCTTGAATTATGTTCCAAATTAAATTTATCTTGATTATTCAAGTTTAACATAAATTTGGAATGTATAGCTTCAATTTCTTGAACTGTAAATTCTACAAAATACTCTCCATCCTCGTCATTACGATAAATTTCCATCGGAATCAATGCAGGAGCAGCGATTCTCATCTTAACTCCATCGGCAAAACAAAGTTTCTTTTCGATAGGAGCCGCAACGAATGCCATTCCTTTAACCTTAATTGCGGGGTTTGACGTGAATGCGATTTGTTCTATTCCAAGATCTTCACCATTGGCAAACTCCGGGTCAATCGAAATCTTATATTTTGGTAGTTTTGTCATTATGCTATATATTGTATTTGATATTAATATTTATTAAGTTAATGGAATATCACAGAATGAATACGGATCCACGGTTAATGTCAATTGCATCTGCCAACCGGCACAATAATCGAGAAGAGCATTATTGATAGGTGTTGCATTCGTAGCTCCAAGAAGATCAATACCTTGTATTGACCCGTCAAAAAACCATCGATATAAATCATTTAATATCTGATTTGTGTCTGATACAATAGTATTTATGTTTGAGCGATCCTTTTGTATAATGTCAAAACAATAAATGTTTAATGTAAACTCATTAGTATTTTCATTAAATGTCGAACTGTTTGGTGATACAAATAGAAATGGATATTTTTCATCCAAGGTTGCAAGGTTTGGCATCTGCTCATCGAAATCGAAAGAGTATTTCTTTATTTGTAGATGTTGAGATGCAAACGAATCTATTGTTTGTAAAATTTTATTATAACTTGTTGTTGTATTCATATTTGTTTATTTAATTTCTTTTTTCTATATATTAGCATCTCATCTTTGGATAACCCGCTATTCCAGGCAGGAACACCTGTTTTGATTCCTTTCTTTTTTGAAGGACCTGTTTTGATTCCTTTCTTTGGAGAAGGGATGCCTGTTTTTAATCCTCTCATAGGTGAAGGCACACCAGTTTTAATTCCTTTATTCCACGGGACACGTCCTATTGTTCCATCACCACCGTCGGTCATATTTACTAATGGGCCTAATCCTAAATCTCTTCTTCCATATTTAGCTATATAAAAACATTCTAAAAGACAGGCCTCTTTCCTATCTAAATTAATATGCAAAATTTCTACAATTCTTCCATATTTGTTAAATTCATTTTTCCAAAAAGAACTTCTGTTGGTTATAGAATATGGTCTTTTCATATTAACACCAATTCCTATATAAAAGATTTCTTTTGTAATTAAATTTATATGTTGATAAACAACATTTCTTTTTATCACAAGGTCCCCATATTATTTGTATAATTAATGGAAGTTTGCGCATCTGTAATTTCTGTTGCGACAACCACAGCATTGACTGTTATGTTTTGGTTGCTTCCAACATTATTCTGGTTGTTGTTTCCAAACAATGAAAAATCTGGTTTATTAGGCACTGGGGTGTCTGCTGGTGTAGGAGTGTTTACAGCCGGTGTAGATGATGTTGGAGATGAAGATGTAGATCCTCCACCATCGAACTGTGTACCTGCAATTTTAGCAATATTAGCGGCTGCTGCTGCTGCTGCGGCAACTGCATACAACGGTCCTAACACAGCTCCAGCTACTGGAACAGCGGCTCCAGAACTAAACGCAGCAATAGTTCCTTGTATACCAGAAATAACTGCTGTTGCCAATGACAAAGCCTTATTTATTTTAAATTGCTGTTTTGCATTTTTTAAATCTTCTGCGGATCCTTTTTTAGTATTAGCAGATTTTATTGCAAAATATAAATCAGAAAGACCTTGAAGACCTTGGGTGGCTCTCGTCGCAGCGTCCAATTCATTTTTTGTTTTTGTGTCTGCATTCTTTTTTGCCTGTGCAGCTACCTCATCATTGTTAGACTTAACTGCGGCAGTGTAATTGTTATCGATAATTGTTTTTGCATCGGCAGCAGCTTGATATGCTTCAACAGAACCGTTCGACCTTGCAAGCTCATCTTCTATTTCAGCAAGATCTCTCGCCCTTTTAATTGCAAGTTTTGCCTCAGCGTTAGTAGCAAGCCTTAATTCTTCTGCATCCTTTAGCTGTGCAGTGTTCTTTATGAGCTCTTCAGTAGCAGATAACATCTTAGCATTCTTTGCATCCTCTAATGCTTCAAACGCATCTTCTTTAGCCTTTTTAGCTGCGAGTTCTTCCATCCAGGCTTTACCACTTTTAGCAACTTCTTCTTTTAATAATTTATCGTGGTCTTCCTTATACTTCTTAGCTTTCTCTAATTTATTATCTTGGTATGTATCCCAATTATCTAAAATAGCTTGGTTTGCTGCGACGTTTTCGGTCTTTAGCTTCTCAAGCAACTCCTTATCTTCCTTTGATGCAGTTCCACTTCTTGCTATACGTGCTTCTATTGCAGCTATAGCTATTTTATTTGTCTCAAGATAAGCCTTTTGTTTTGCTATCTCCAACAGTTCAGTTTCCTCACCAGCTCTTTTAGCTGCGGAAATTTCACTATCATACCTATCATTTACAGATTTTTTAATGGAAGCATTGCTTGTTATTATCGAATCTGTCAATTTGTTTTGAGCAACGGTTGTTATGCCAAGCCAATCTGTAAATGCTGATATTTTATCAGTGACCCAAGTGATAGCATCTCCTATTGCAGTAAAAGCTTTTCCTATCAAACCAGATGAGCTCTTAAGCTTATCAAAGTTCTCTATCAAATATTTGATGCCTTCAATGATTAGAAAAATAGGAATAGCAAGCATCGCAGTTCCGAGAGCCTTCATACCAACGGAAAGCTTTCCAGGATCTGCGTTTGTAAATCCTTCCTTTAAAAGGTTTATTGAGCCTGTTAATTTTTCAACTCCAGATCCTTTTAAAGACTGTACTGAATCATTTAGATCGTCTACTTTATCTTTGCCTTTTGCTATGGCAGCTGTCAATTTATTGAAATCGGAAGTCCCTTCTCCAACGGATTGTGTTAGATTTTGCAGTTCCTTCATAGACTTCTTCAAATCCTGCAAAGACTTAGCAGAGTTTGCAGTTTCAATAGTAGTACTGATTTTTATATTTAAGTCGTCTTCCATTATTTATTTATGTTAATTTTATTTCGAAGCAAACTTAACGATATTTTCTTTTTGGTTTCGTCTGATAGTTTTTTTCCAGGCAGACATTTCTTTGCGTCAGACATTTTCTTTCTGGTTTCATCAGATATTTTTTTCCCTAATTCACCTAACGATATTTTCTTTCTGGTTTCATCTGATATGTTTTTTCCTACGTGAGATAACCGCATTTTCTTTTTGGATTCATCGGTATGGGTTTTTCCTTCGAAATTTCCTTGTTTACCTTTTCTTGCATCTGATATTTTCTTTCTTGTTTCAGCTGAAACGACATCACCGCCGACACCATCATATAATTTCTTATTTCTTAAATTAAATCCCCAAGATTTATACAATGAAATATAATGTCTTTCCCAGAATTTCCATTCTGCTGTAGGAACTTCATCTATAATTTCAAAAATGGAATTTGGATAAGTTCTTTTATGAGCAGAATATCTCGTTATTGGGGATTTAGTCTTTCCAATATAAAAAGGAATACCATCTTCTGTTAACATATAAATAGTTCTTGTCACGGGTTAATTATTATTTTGTTAATGCATTTATGTCAACACTAATTTCGGGAAGTCCGAGTTCCTTTAATATATTATTGATATTGTTGATTTCTTTTTGGCACTCTATTACTTTATTATCAATAGTCGTGTTCTTTCCGATAAGAGTGATGGTTTCTTCTGTCATAAAGCCTGTTCAACTGTTTTTTGTGCCTTTGCAAACCAAGAATTATCATCAAAAGATTCTAAAAAATCTTTAAGAATTATAAAATTATTTGCCTGTAATGAAATTAATGGTATGAGTGTTATTGAAACAGTCTCATTTGGATGAGACATTTGCGTCAATATTATATTTTCTCCAGTCATTTTTTCTTTCTATTTTTTGCTGCGATACTCATTTTGAGTTTAACCTCATCTGAAAATTTTTTACCTTTATTTGCACTTATATGCCCCATTTTCGATAAACTCATTTTCGATTTACTCTCTTCTGAGTATTTAGTGCCTTTGAGTGGAGAAGGACCTCTTTTAATTCCAATTAGCGGAGAAGGGCCTCTTTTTTTACCTTTCTGATTTAATGATATTTTCAATCTGGTTTCAGCTGACCATATTTTACCAATAGTCCCTTCTCCACCAAATGTCATATTTACCAATGGGCCTAATCCTAAATCTCTTCTTCCTATTTTCTTAATATAAAATACTTCTCTTATCATCGCTTCTTCATTACTTAATCCGGTTTCCGTAATATCAATGATATATCCATATTTATTTATCGTATTATGCCAAAAAATTGATCTTGAATGTTTATCATAAGCTCGTTTTCCGCAACCTTTGCCAACATAAAATATTTCATTTTTCATTGGGTTTATATGGAAATATATATAAAATTTATTTTTCGACCCTCGCTTCGACATTGAATCGTCTCCAATCATACCATTCTTTTATTTTTTTATTTTCCAACTCGAATGATTTGTGATTTAAAATAAAAACAAAATTCATTTCAAATATCGCTTCTATCTTCGTCACGTCCCCTTGTGCAAGACAATAAACAAAGCTGTACCAGCTCCATTTTGCAGTGTTATCAGACTCTTTTTTTTCTTCTGCCAATCTTAAATGCTTTTCCTGTTCAGTTTCTGAAAATTCGTTTACTTCCCCTTTGTCATCATCAGTATCTCCTGAGTTAAATAATCCTTTATTGTTATCATAGATTCTTTTGCGATAAGAGAAAAAAAAACAAAGGCTCCGTATACATCACCTATCATAGCTTTTTCGAGAAACAACTCAGCTCTTCTGTCAGCGGATTCGTTGTTATATTTTTCTACTATTCTATCACCGTTTTTATGCAATACTAAAAGAGGCCTATATAAAATAGAGAAAATCTTATGGATGTTTTCATTAACATCGGCCAAATAATGCTCAATATCGAACCATTCGCCCATAGTAAGATCTGTCAATTTTCCCACAAGACCGTATTGGTCTCCATCGATTGTTATCACCGGAGAATATTCGTCTTCGGGAAGCTTTGACAACCACGACAGATGCGATTTTATCCTCCCCAATGAATTTATATCCATCGTTTTTATGATGTCTAAATCCACTTTCGTGAGGATTGATATAATCTCTAATATGTTTGAGTCTTTAACCTCAACAATGTCCTGATATTGTTGAACTGTTACCTCGTTCCAACCGTCAGGTATCTGAATTTTTAATGAATTTTCCATATACTATATATTGTAAATTATTATAATCCCATTACGATGAAATTATACTTGTATACGTCAAAATTAAAAGGCTTTTTCATTTATTGTGTTTCTATTATATGATACATTAAAAATATATCCTTGCTCGCCATACCAGCTCCAAAATTTAAAGTAAAATTTGTAGTAGTAGAAGTCACCCAAATTTTTCCGATGTCTACAGCTGTGTCCACATTCAATGCGGTAAATGTAACAATCGGCGCCACAGCATAAGGATAACCAAATGTAATAGTTACTGAACCCGCTGTCGTTTTCATTGGTATAGTTATTCTCCCAGCAACATCAGTTCCCTGTGTAACTACTGCAGATGCCCAAGCTGGAACACCACCATAACTGAGACCGGGGAATGAGCCAGAACCATTGCCAGCCTGTGTTTCTATGATATGGTATGTATACGTGTGTGCAGACGCAGCACATCCAGCTTTTATAGAAAGATCAAATGTTGTTGTTGTAGTCGACGACACATATATTTTATTCATATCTAATGCAGCTGCGGCATTTGTCGGAGTTATAATAATTTGTGCTGCTGATAAGCCTCCGCCAATATCATTATAAGCATAGCCGAATGTTATAGTGGCAGCAATCCCAGCTGTAACTTTAGTTGTAATTGAAAGATTTCCAGCGACGTCTGTCGCATTTGTTATTGCTACAGCTGTTGAACCTGCACCAATTGCTATTGTAGGTAATGCCATTATTGTGTTTCAATTATTTGATAATATAATGAGATTAAATCAGCATCATTCGTTGAAATCGTAAATGTCGTTGTTGTCGAGGTTACCCAAATATTCAATATGGATGATGATGTCAAGCTACTTCGTGGTGTAAACACAATTATAGGTGCAGTTGCATAAGCATACCCAAACGTCATTGTTACAGAGCCGAAAACGTGTGCGGCGCTAAGAGCAGATACAGTTAAAATTCCTGCTACATCTGTAGCATTAGTTAATGCCGCGGTTGAGATTCCTCCTGCGTAACCTGTTACTGTTGGTAGTGCCATAATTTAAGATTGTTGACTTTGAATATGTCCATTTTTTATAGATAATTTTGCGTTTGTTACTGCCGTTGCTGAATTCAATAATACTTTTTCTGCCGCAAAAGCTTGTGCAGAATCTCCATTTGTTTCAGCCATTCCAGATGTAGCTTCCCACGTTTGTCCCATTTTCAACGTTAATCCAGTTCCTAAACGCAAAGTATCCGATGTTGTATTATCACCATTTCTCACAGCAATCAATATGAAATCATTTGGCAATACCATAGCAGAAGAGTATAATGAAACATAAAAATCTCCAGCAACAGCTGTACCAGTGGCACCGCCGGTTTTAATTTTATACCACAACGCTTCCCACGCATTTATTACAATTCCGGTTGCTGCAAAATTTCTAGCACTGGCACCACCTATGACATTCACTGCACCAGATGTTGGCATTACTATATCAAAATATCCTGATGTTGAAAAATGTGCACCAAAGCCAACAGGAATTATTATAAATCTTGCACTCCAACTAAATGAATTTGCTGTCACACCCCATACTTTTGAACCACCACCTGTTACAGCAGTTTGTGCATATCTGATAGCATCTGCATAAGGAGTGACCATAGGTCCTGTAAAATTATATCCATAAGTTGTTGCAGCAAAACCATTATAACTTCCTTGAGAATTTACAAAATCGTAATGTCCAGTAGTCCCATTTCTGGCCAAAGTCATACCGTATGTGGCACTTGGTCCTACTCTGAATGTTCCCCAAAGGTCCAATTCGCTTGCTGGAGCTGAATTGGATA